TAAACGAATCTTGGTAGGAGTTGTCTTGCCACTTACAGCAGTTGCTTTGTTCTTTACTACTTGGCAAGTAAATCAGAATACTGATGCCATTGCAAATCATCAGCACTCACAAGTAGAACATACTCACGAGGCTTCTGAGTAAATGTTTGCAGGTAAAGTATGGGGTACGACTGAACTAATTGAGGCAAATGGTGCCTTGGAGTTTCATCGTATCGAAATGAATAAGGGAGGTGTTTGTTCAAAGCACCTCCACGAATTCAAATGGAATGGCTTCTATGTCGAGTCTGGTAGCATGCTTGTTCGTGTATGGCAGAAAGACTATGACCTAGTGGACGAGACCATTCTCATTGCTGGCGATTACACTAAAGTAAAACCTGGCGTATATCATCAGTTTGAATGCCTAGCCGATGGGATAGCATACGAACTGTATTGGGCAGAATTTAATCACAATGACATTAAACGAGAATCTGTTGGAGGTATGAATGAACAACTTGAGGGTTAGCATCAACGATGTTGGTGGTGAGATTGCAAAAGAAGATGAGCGATACGTCGTAACAGACAACACAATTCTGAACGATGTTGTACTCTCATCTACTCGACTTAATCCAGATTGCGCTACAAATGGGCATAAACATGAGGGTCAAGAAGAGGTGTATATCTTCCAAAGCGGAAATGGTATTATGGAACTTGACGGTGTAGAGCATAAGTTTGTGGCTGGAGATATTTTTCTTATTCAAGATAATGTATTTCACAAGGTGACTGCTGGACCATACGGTGCTTATTTCATCTGCGTATTTAATGGAGCACGGTACGATCATGTAGCAGTGTTAGGTTACAACTGATGCACTATATTTTTGATGTTGACGGAACCTTAACACCTAGCCGTGGTCAAATGAATAAGGAGTTTTCTAATTGGTTTGAACACTTTCAAACTCATAACGCTACCTATATGGTTACTGGATCTGATAAGGTAAAAACACTTGAGCAAGTTGGGTATCATTACCACGCTTGTATCAGAGTTTATAACTGCGCTGGTAATGATGTCTGGGAACAATCCAAAAACATTAAACGTAATGAAATGACAATGCCAGATGAGTGGAAATCTATTCTGGGAAGAGCTTTAGAGCTTAGTTTAGCACCTAATAAGACTGGAAACCACTTTGATGTGAGACCTGGCTTATTTAATTTTAGTACCTTGGGTAGGAATGCTACACTTTCTGAAAGAGCAGATTATGTAAAATTTGATAACAAAAGTAATGAACGCGCGCTTCTTGTAGAAAATCTACAAAGAGTATGGGTTGATTATGATATACAAGTTGCAGGTGAAACTGGCATTGATATTATGAAAAAGGGCTATGATAAGGCACAAATTATACACGACTTTGGTCCAACTGAACCAATCACTTTTTTTGGTGATAAAATGGAACCTGGTGGTAATGATTATACCTTGGCTTTAGAAGTAGCTCATCAAGGTGGCACAGTCCACCAAGTGAAAAATTGGGAAGAAACATGGCAAATTCTAAAACAATAGGTATTACATTCTCTACATTTGATTTATTACATGCAGGTCACGTGGCAATGTTAAGAGAAGCCAAGTCACAGTGTGATTATCTTATCTGTGGGATCCAATCTGATCCAACTATAGACAGACCAAAAGAAAAAAATAAACCAGTCCAAACACTGGTAGAAAGATATGTACAACTATCTGCACTTACATATGTGAATGAAATTATTCCATATCAGACAGAACAGGACGTTGAGGATATCTTAGAAATGTTTGATATTAATGTTAAAATTATGGGAGAAGAATATCGAGACCAGGACTTTACAGGTAGAGATATCTGTAAACGGAAGGGTATTGAACTCTATTTTAACTCCAGAACTCATAGATTTAGTTCTACTGATCTAAGAAAAAGAGTATCTGACCAAAAATAATTGTTTACATTTCTAACTATATAGTATATAATGTAAATAATTAAACAAGGAAACCAAAATGACTAAAGTTTGTATTACTGGCGGTGCTGGGTTTATTGCCTATCATCTATCTAAAAAGTTAACGCTTAATGGCTATAAAGTTACTGGCTTTGATAGCTATAACGATTATTATGATCCAACATTAAAAGAGGCACGATCAGATAAACTGTATAAGGAACACAATATTCATATTGCTGGTGTTGATTTGTGTGACTCTGTTGCACTTAGTTCATATCTAAAATCAACAAAACCAGACATTGTAGTGCACTTAGGTGCATATGCAGGTGTTCGACACTCGCTTGTAGATCCTGATTCTTATGTACAGAATAACATTATCGGTACACATAATTTAATCCAAGCGATGAAAGAAAATGATATTCGGCATTGCCTATATGCTTCTACATCTTGCGTTATGGCAGGAAATGAACTGCCCTGGAAAGAAGATGAAAAATGTGGTTACCAACTAAACCCATATGGTTACAGTAAATTTACTAATGAATCACAAATGATGTCTGCTCCCGAACTTGATACAGCTATCGGACTTCGGTTCTTTACTGTCTATGGTCCATGGGGTCGACCTGACATGGCTCTCTTTGATTTTACTAAAAATATTATTGCTGGTAATCCTATTCAATTATTTAATAATGGTAATATGATCCGAGACTTTACCTATGTCGATGATATTGTCCAAGGTCTATCCATTTTAATTGATCGTATGCCAGCCAATGAAAAAGATATCTATAACATCGGTTATGGAGAACAAGTGCAATTAATGGATTTTGTGGATGAAATTGAGAAAAATCTTGATAGAAAAGCAATTAGAGAATATGTACCAATTCACCCTGCTGATACTCAAGCAACTTGGTCAGATACATCTAAACTAAAAGCACTTGGATATAAACCAACCACTAATGTTAAAGACGGCGTTGCTCAGTTTATTGAGTGGTACAAATCATATTATGGAGTAAATTAAATGGAAATTGGAATTATTGGATATGGATTTGTTGGTAAGGCAGTCTCCTTTGGCTTTTCTCATCCTGAAGTTGTACAGACTATTGTTGATCCAAAACTAGACAGACCTATTAAAAATGCAAAAAATGTTGACTTTGCTTTTATTGCGGTACCCACTCCGTTTGGCGACAACGGTGAAATTAATTCTACCATTGTAGAAGAAACTGTTGCTTGGATGCTAAAGAATACAGAGGCTACTGTTATTCTCAAGTCTACAGTCACACCAGATGTTATTGATCAACTCATGTCTCTACCTGGTGCTAAATCTCGTATGGTTTATAACCCAGAGTTTCTTACCGAGAAAGCAGCAAATGAGGATTTTGTGAATCCAGAGTTGCATGTTTTCGGTGGTAAGAAAGCAACCGCACAGGCTGTAGCAGAGTTGTACCATAACTATTCAAGCTGTAAACCATGCCCAATTAAATTTATGACTGCTAAAGAAGCATCTTTTGTAAAGTATGGTATTAATTCCTTCCTTGCATCTAAGGTACTTTGGTTCAACCAATTCTTTGATTGTGTAGAAAACAATGGTGGTAAATTTAACACGGTACTCAATGCTATGTTATCTGATCCGCGTATCGGATCTTCTCATACATCAGTCCCTGGCTTCGATGGTAAACGTGGATATGGCGGTGCTTGTTTCCCTAAAGACACAAATGCCTTCTATAACTTCGATAAATCATTTACTGTACTGCGTGAAACAATCTCTGTTAATAATGCCATGCGTTCTGCCTATGATAAAGATGAAAGAGAACTTGAACAAAATGTAAACTATGGGTAATAATTCTGTTTACATTAACTGAAATATATGATATAATAATACTAATTGAAAATAACACAGGAGCCATTTAATGGAACTCAATACAAATACCGTTAGTACACTTCAGAACTTTGCTGGGATTAATCCCAACGTTGTTGTGCGTACGGGCAACACTATTAAAACTATGACAGAAGCACGGAATGTTGTGGCAAGTGCTAAACTTACACAAGAATTTCCACGTGAATTTGGAATTTATGACCTATCGGAATTTCTAAGTGTTGTGAATCTAGTTGATTCGCCTACCTTAGATTTTACAGATGATAAATCAGTAATGATTAGTGATGTAAATAACCTTTCACGTGTCCGATATTTTTATTCTGATATTGACATTCTTACAACGCCTACAAATCAGGTAAAGATGCCAGATCCAGAACTTAAATTCACATTGGATAATGCAACACTGGATAAAATCAAACGTGCAGCAACAGCACTTGGTCACGACCAGGTAAAAATTACTCGTTCCGAGACAGCAGGCAATATTTGCTTTACAGTATTCGATGAAAACAATGCAACATCTAATACATTTAATGTTGAAATTCCACACACATTTATTGCGGATGATACTGTGCCTTTTGAAATGATTTATAACATTAGCAATCTAAAACTCATGTCTCTTGATTACGAAGTAAGTGTTTCAAAAGCAATGGTATCGCATCTTGTAAACGAACAACAAGGTTTAGAATATTGGATTGCCTTGGAACGAACATCTAAATGGGGGTAAAAATGCCAAAAAGAGCGGCTGATACATTCCGTATTGCTATTGTAGCTAGTGGGGAAAATTTTAATCACCAAGAAGTTAATACATTAAAATACTTGTTCACAAAAAACATGAATGATATTATGGTTTATGGTTCATCTAATAGTTTAGAGGATGTAATTAACTTTGATCCTAATTTAAGTATTATTATAACTCCCACTGAAAAAGATGATGAGACAGGTGCTGTTATTGCAACACAATTAGAATCAGAAACGCTACAATTACTTGCTAAAACATCTGGTGGTGTTGTTATTCGTACACCACTTCCAATTGAAATCATTGATCGTTTATGTGCTACTAACGATAAGGTTGTTTATTATCCGATGCTTTTCAATGAAGGTAAAGATGAAAATCAAACCTTTCATATTCTTGGTGGAGCAGAAAACTCTGTGATGGCAATGAGTAATATACTTCGTAGTAAATCTACAGCACTTGTATCAAACATTGTTATGGCAACGGCAGTAGAAGCAGCAATGATTGAACAAGGAATCTCAGCAATTACTGGTATGAAATATATGTTTATGAACCAACTACACGATTTTATGACCGAGTATGGCGGTGATTATCATCTTGTTTCTAGTTATATTAACTCACACCCAAGTACTGGTCTTACAAATGACAGAGTACCTAATAGAAATTATAAAAGAGGTATTCAAGATATTAGAGTTGATGCTATCAAAAATTTAATGAATATGGATAAAGAGTTGTTTACAACACTTGAGAATTTTGATATAATTAACACATCATATACCAATAGAGAGGATTAATATGTCAATAATGGACAAACTCAAAAAGAACTCGAAGTTGAAACACACTTCTGTTCTTTCAGAGTCTAAATTTTTTAATGAAAGAAAACCAGTACCAACTGATGTTCCAATGATTAATGTGGCACTCTCTGGCTCTGTTGATGGTGGTTTGCTACCAGGTTTGACTACACTTGCCGGACCTTCTAAACACTTTAAAACTTCTTTTGCTTTACTCATGGCAGGTTCATATCTGAGAGCAGAAAAAGATGCTGTAATGTTGTTTTATGATTCTGAGTTTGGTTCACCACAATCATACTTCGAACAGTTTGGTATTGACACTGAACGTGTATTACACACGCCGATTACCAATATTGAAGAACTCAAGTTTGATCTTGTTGGTCAGCTCGAAGGCCTTGCACGTGATGATAAGGTTATTGTTGTAATTGATTCTATCGGCAACGTTGCATCAAAGAAAGAACTAGATGATGCTATTAATGAAAAAGCAGTAGCAGATATGTCTCGTGCTAAAGCATTAAAAGGTTTGTTCCGTATGTGCACTCCTTACCTTGCAATGAAAAACATTTCTATGATTGCAATTAACCACACGTATAAAGAACAAGGTTTGTTCCCTCGTGATATCGTATCGGGTGGTACGGGTATCTATTACTCTTCAGATAATATTTGGATCGTTGGTCGGCGCCAGAATAAAAAAGGTACCGATATTATTGGATATGACTTTGTAATTAATGTAGAAAAATCTCGTTATGTAAAAGAAAAATCCAAGATCCCTATTAGTGTAACTTGGGACGGCGGTGTGAGTGAATATTCTGGTTTGTTAGATGTAGCACTTGCAGGTGAATATGCTAGAAAACCATCCAATGGTTGGTATGAAGGTGTAAATCCAGAAACGGGTGAGGTCCTTACTAGTAAGGCTCGACTTGATGCGACACAGAAAAAAGAGTTCTGGGATCCTATCTTTGCTAATACAAACTTTGCTGAGTTTATTACTGAGCAATATCAGATTGGTAAAAAATCAACAGTAGATATGGATGAGATTGTAGCAGAAGATGCCTATTGATACGATCCAAAAGTTTAATGCGATACCTGATTTTATTATTAATGAATGTATTGTTGATTATAACTCTAAAGACAAGCGCCATCCTGGTGTAATGAATACGGCTGATCCTGGTATACACGTTGGCAAGATTACAAACATTGTACAGGATATTATTGGCAAGAAGATCCAGTTCAAGAGTGGCAACTACTACCAACACGAAAAACCATACTTACCACACACTGATTGGTTCTCACATTTGGATAACAACTTAAATGTAGTGATTCCATTACAAATTGAATATCCAAAGGGTCACTCTCCTAGCTTGGTTGTGTTTGACCAGAAATGGCGAAGGAATGGTGTCACTTGGTGTATGCATCACCCAGTTTTAGACTTCTGTCCCAATACTGGTGTAAAGGGTAATCCAAACGAATACCCTGTTGAAAATAAAACAGGTTTGGCAATGCCTTACGATTTTAAAAGTAGTTACTTGCCTCATTATCACGGTTTGGATTTGTTTGGTCTCTCAGGTCGAGCGTACTCATTTACTAGAGGGTCTGCTATCATATTTGATAACCAACGTGTTCACTGCACGAGTTATTTTAAAGGAACAAAATTAGGACTAAGTTTGAGGTATAAGTTATGAAAGAAAATACAGATTATGAAATGATTACTGGCACTGGAGAGAACTGGGATATTCGTATTCTTACAGGCGAGTTTAATGAAACCGTTCTTGCATTTAGTACACTAAAGGTTACTGATGATGGAGAACACCTCTCTTTCAACTTTGATATTGTGTCAAGTCCTGTTGATGATCTTGATGCAGATACCAACTTTGAACTACAAGAGACTGCTGGTCTTATCTTGGAGAACATCCTTGATACGGCTGCACATATGAAGAACCCGAAGGAAACAAAATGAAGATTTTGATCTGTGGTTTGCCAGGTAGTGGAAAGACTACTCTGGCAGAACCTCTTGCTAAAACACTCAATGCTGTTTGGTTGAATGCTGATCAGATCCGAACAAAGTATGAAGGACGTGATCCAAGCAAATGGGATTTTTCTGGGTATGGTAGGTTGAAACAAGCTGACCGAATGCGATACCTTGCAGATGGTGCAGCTATGTCTGGTAGAATTGTTGTTGCTGATTTTGTCTGTCCGACTGATGCTACACGTGAGCACTTTAAACCAGATTTCACAGTATGGATGGACACTATTCAACAAGGGCGTTTCGAGAATACAAATAAAATATTTGAAAAGCCTCGGTTAAAAAATGTGCAGTACCATGTCTCAACTTGGTTTGATGACACACATGAGGTTTTAGCAGAAGTGTTAAGTCGTTATTCAAAGATGAACAATATGACTGCTATTGAATATGCGGTGAATCAAGCATGATTAGCCAAGATGATATAGATGCTTTCACTCCCTCCAGATTTGATTTACAGAAACCAACCGTACAGATGCTTGGGCGTTGGCAACCATGGCACGATGGGCATACAAAACTTTTTAAAAAAGCTTATTCTATTACAGGGCAAGTATGTATAATGGTACGTAATGTAAGTTTCATAGTAGGTAAAGATGCAGGTGCAGGACGTACAGGTGTACAAGATGATAATCCTTTTAGTTATGATTATGTTTGTGATGCTATTGAAGATGGATTACACAATGCGGGGTTTACAAGAGGCACAGAGTATGTTATAATGGCAGTACCGAACATAGTGGACATATCGTATGGCCGCGGTGTCGGTTACACATTTACAGAACACGATTTAGGTAAAGATATCCACGATATTTCTGCTACAAAAATCAGAGAAAAGATGAGAGCCGAAGGTGTCTTGGAGTACACAGAAGGTACCCGAATGGATAGCAACTATTATTATATGAAAGATCCTAATGATTAATGCGAATATAGAACAAACAATCATACGTAATCTCCTTACTGATGAGGAGTATATGCGCAAGGTGATACCGTTTATCCAACCTGCATATTTTGAAGGTGTTTACCAGAACTTGTTTAAACAGGTTGTGGCATTTGTAGCCAAATACAATAAACTACCAACATCAGAAGCATTTAAAATTGAACTTGATGATGCTACATCTTTTTCTGATGAACAGTATCGTCATGCAGTAGAGATTCTGCCCGAAATATTTAAGAAAGAACCAATAGATGAAACTTGGCTTTTAACGAATACAGAAAAATGGTGTCAAGACAGAGCAGTGTTTAATGCAATTATGGAATCAATCTCTATTATTGATGGTAAACATAAATCTCTTACAAAGAATGCATTACCAGATATTCTTACAAAGGCTCTTGGTGTTACATTTGATACGAATGTCGGTCACGATTACTTAGAACAAGTAAATGAACGGTATGATTTTTACCATACTGAAGAAGAAAAGATCCCTTTTGATATTGAACTACTCAATGAAATTACCAAGGGTGGTTTATCTCTCAAGAGTTTAAACATTATTCTTGCTGGTACTGGTGTGGGTAAATCCCTTGCCATGTGTCATATAGCGGCAGGTGCCTTAAACCTTGGTAAAAATGTATTATATATTTCTATGGAAATGTCAGAGGAAAGAATTGCAGAGCGGATTGATGCCAACTTACTTGATATACCTATTGATCAAATAGATAAATTATCACTGCAAATGTTTACAGAAAAGGTTGCTGGTTTAAAAAGAAAAACTAACGGCAGGATGGTTGTAAAAGAATATCCAACATCAGCTGCTAATGCTAATCACTTTCGTGCATTACTTAATGAATTAAAACTTAAAAAAGGCTTTGAACCCGATATTGTATTCATTGATTATCTCAATATCTGTGCATCTTCTAGGATTAAAATGGGCGCATCTGTAAACTCATATACATACATTAAATCCATAGCAGAAGAATTAAGAGGACTTGCCGTTGAATTTAAATTGCCGATTGTCTCTGCAACCCAAACGACACGCTCTGGTTTTGGCTCGTCAGATCCTGGACTTGAGGACACTTCCGAGTCTTTTGGACTACCTGCTACTGCCGACCTCATGCTTGCCTTGGTTGCTACAGAAGAACTGGATGCCCAAGGTCAGATCATGGTCAAGCAACTTAAAAACCGATACAATGACCCAAACAAGAACAAGAGATTCCTAGTAGGCATTGATCGGTCTAAGATGCGGTTATATGATGTTCAAGATAGTGAACAGAACCTAGTTAAGGATGTACCAGTATTTGAGAACACAGAAACCAATGAACGATTTAAGGATTTTAAACTATGAACATATGTGAACCATCAGCAAGACTCGTTGGGTTTACCCAGCCAGATTGGAGAAATGACGCAGAACAGTTAGGTCAACTATCTGAACTAGAAACTGCACAAGACTTGATTGCATATTGTGCAAGGGTATCTAATCCATCAAATCAGGTGAACAAAGAAACAAGTGAAAAGCTTATCCGATATTTGGTAAAGCACAAGCACTGGTCTCCATTGGAAATGGCATCTGTTACCCTTGAGGTTACTACGACACGTGATATTGCACGACAATTTCTACGTCATCGCTCGTTCTCTTTTCAAGAGTTTTCTCAACGATATGCAGATCCAAGAGATATGGATGACACATTTGTATTGCGTGAAGCACGTCTACAAGATACCAAGAACCGCCAGAACTCAGTAGAGACAGATGATGAGCAACTTGCAAAATCATGGGCTATGAAACAGGCTCAAATTATTTTTGAAGCTAAGATGGCATACAAGTGGGCTATTGATAATGGGATTGCAAAAGAGCAAGCACGTGCTGTATTGCCAGAGGGTAATACCAAGTCTGTTGTTATTGCAAACGGAACACTAAGGTCTTGGGTTCACTATATAGAACTAAGAACAGCAAACGGAACACAGAAAGAACATATTGAACTAGCAGAACAATGCGCTTTGGAGATTGCTAAAGTGTTCCCCTTGATTAAGGAGATTATAAGTGGGTAAAAAGATATCAACCTTCTGGAGTGATGTTGATAAAGGACATTACTGTGAAATTAAATTTAATTCAAGGGAAGAAGGTTTCTATATTAAATATTTCAATGCTGAGGATAAAGTATATTTTCGTGAAGATACAGAACATCTAGGCAAGTCATTGCGATGGTGTGAAGATGCAGCCGAGAACTGGGCATTGGGTTATAAGAAGCTAGAGAAAAATAAAAATGTCTGAAGTAACTATCAGAAATAATGAACTTCTGGAAAAACTCAACTCTGGTCTTGAAAAGTTTTTAGCCATTGATGGTAGAGATGATTCAAAATATCACGTCTGGAGTCCAACTGATGTGGGTAAGCAATCTGGAGAACATTATACCAGCGATACCTATGTTGAAAACAAACTTGCTATTGGTGATAAACACAGTGGATTTCCAGAGGAACACTTTGCATCTCCTCTAGGTAATATGGCGAAACAAGATCCTAATAAATGGCATAGTATTATGTTTGAATTAAAGAAAGAGTTGCCAGCATACATCGGCGCTCATTCGAATGCTCTATTCAACTACTACCCACCAGGTGGTTATGTCGGATGGCATACTAATTGGAATGCAAATGCCTATCAGATATTGTTTTCTTGGTCTGAAACTGGAGACAGTTGGTTCAAGTATCGTGATCCAGAAACTAAAGAAGTTGTTACAGTAAAAGATAAACCAGGTTGGAACTGTAGACACTATTACTTTGGTCATAAATCCGAGAGAGACCATCACTGTTGGCATGCGATGTATACTGACTGTGAACGGATTACTTTGGCGTTCAAAGTTGTGAATGGTACAGGATTGAAAGATCCAATAGATGCTCGAGCAAGACGATTACGTGATGATATTATTGCAGATATTTCAGAGGATTATTAGTGTATCATAAATGTTACACTTATAAAAAAGTTTTAAAAAGTGCACATTAGGGGTTTACATCTGTATCTGCATATGGTATATTAAATTATCAAATCAAGAGAGGTACAAGATGGAACAGAAGATATGGGCGCAATTGCAACTAACAAACCGCCAAATGAAATCAGAGGTTCTAAACCGTATGGAATATGACCTCAAATCACTTGTAAAAAATGCACATTTGTTTGATGCGCTCGACAAAGATGAATGCGATCACTATGACCAGATAACGACCCTTGATTCTCTTTTAGATGATCTGGCCAAATGTTTGGTACGTTGCCGTAAAGTGAATGGAGATGAAGTATGATTATCCTAAAAGATATCCAAGATGCATCTACAATGCAGAAAGCTCTTAACAGCTTTGTTCGTCGTTCTAACACATTTAACTATTCTAAAGAACATATGCTAGTAGAACTAGATATGATCATCGAGGATCTACAAAAGAATGTGGATCGAATTGATTCAGAAATGTCTGAAAACGAGGAAGTTTAAATTGAAAAATACAAAAATGGCAACACTGGCACTAGCAGTAAATGTAACATTTATTGCCACTATAGTAAGTGCGTGTAGTAAAGATGGCTACATCTATAACTATATGAACCAAAAAGAAGTTGTGCAGTTACCACCTAAACAGATCCGGTGTCTTGCAGACAACATCTATTTCGAAAGTTTGATTGAACCTGTTGCGGGACAAATCGCAGTAGCCAATGTGACTATGAATCGTGTAAAATCTGAGTGGTTTCCAAATACTGTATGTGAAGTTGTTTGGCAGAATAAACAGTTCTCGTGGACTCACGATGGAAAGAGTGATATTCCATTAGTTGGAAAACAATACAACGATATTTACAAACTTGCTCAAATGGTGTATACTGGGCAGATAGAAGATATTACCGAAGGTTCTACATTCTATCATGCTGATTATGTAAGTCCAGCATGGGCAAAGAAAATGGATCGTAAAGTAGTGAAGATTGGTCGTCACATATTTTATTGGAATAAGGATATACATTAATGGCTATTGATTATAAATTTAATGAAGGTGACTTGATTGATGAGTTTCAAGACTATATTGACTCAACATATACTGGTCACTATTCAAAGAACAAGTTTCAGTCCACTGAAGTGATTATTGAACGTGGTCATGGAACTGGTTTCTGTATGGGCAATATTGACAAGTATTCTAACCGATATGGAAACAAAGGAACTCGTGCAGATGCTCGTAAGGATCTACAAAAGGTTCTTCACTATGCGTTAATACAATTGTATATACACGATAATGAATTATGATTAAACATTTAGATCATAGTGTATCATAAATGTAACACCTAAAATATAAACTGTAAGGGTGTTTACATTATCAGTAGAGTATGTTAATATATACTCTTGTAAGCGTTGAAGCAACGTGGACACATTCTGGACCTGGGGGCGGTACCCAGCGACTCCACCATAGCTACATTAGCGTCTTTTGAGAGTAATAAGTCTCTGGGACAGTCTTAGGATCCTCCCTTTGTTCTCGCTAGTGTATCTTTGATGGGGTCGAAATAGGATCGACAGGTGTGAAAATGAAGTGGAGTTTACCGTGTTGGCCTACGTTATTCAGCCAAAACTACTAAATGCAAACGATAACTTTGCACCATCTGAGTTTGCTCTAGCAGCATAACCACAGGGGGTATGGGTTCCACCTAGCAACAGAACGGGCCTCTTTATCATGAAAATCTTAAAAATAGGAAACAAACTACAATGAAAACTACTATTCTCGCAACTGCTTTTGCTCTTGCTGCCACTGGCGCACTCGCAGAAGAAAAAACTTCTATGTTCCACATCGGCGCTGCTGGTGAAGTGGAATACAGCGTTGAAAACGAAAGCCTCGCTATGGAAGTTGGTCCCACAATCGATATGGGAAACATTGGTGTTGCCCCGAAACTCTTGACTACCGTAGACGGTGACATGGACTTTGATATGGTCGGTGTTGAAGTAGAAGCCACATACGGCTTGTCTGATAACCTAGAATTGTTTGGCGAAGTATCCGCTGACAAAGACCTTGACTACCAAGACCTTAAAATGGGTGTAAGATTTCAGTTCTGACCCAAATAAAACATTTTAAAACAGAAAAAGGAACCCTAGCGGTTCCTTTTTTTATAAATAGAGTTTGAATGAAATATTTACGCAATGGGATATAATATGTACAGAATTTTACTAACATTATTTTTTATTATTATGGGTACCGTTAGTTATGCACAAGAAGATGCGATTACTTGTCCAGAAGGATATATCTGTACCGAGTCTACTACAAATGGTAAACAAACAATAGACAGTAATACCACTGTCAAGTCTCCCCCTCCATCAGCTATTAGCCCTTCGATTAACACAAGTAACAGTGATAGTTGTACCGTTGGTGTATCAGGTGCGGTACAGACGCAGATCCTCGGCATCAGTGCTGGTAAGACTGTTCGAGATTTTAACTGTGAGAGACTCAAGAATGCAAAGACATTATATGATATGGGTATGAAGGTTGCCGCAGTTTCTGTGATGTGCCAAGATACTAGGATCTTTGATGCAATGATGGATGCTGGGACTCCATGCCCTTACGATGGAATGATTGGTCAGATGGCTAAAGATGCTTGGCAAAATGATCCAAAGAAACAAGAAGAGAATACAAATAAAGATTTAAACATTTTTAAAAATTGGGATAAGGATGACTCGGATACTGCAAAAGCTAGTCTTGGCATTGGTGCTCTTTTGGCCCTCCTACTCGCTCTCTGAAGTAATATTCGGAAGAGGCACTACGGCAGAGCTAAACTGGGCTATGACAAATGTTATACCTCAAGCCTTGGGTTTAAAGGTAAATGGGGTGTATCACCGTTATACCATTGAGAAAGATCCAAATACAGATGCTACGGTTAGAATTTGTAATGAGAATCCGAATGGAAATGGTTGCTCATATTTGCACATTGATAACTGGAACCAACTGCCAGGTTCCACAAAGATTGGTTATGATCCAGTAAGTATAGCAGGAGAACTATTAGGGAATGGTTCTATTACTGTTGAAGGTGATGGTACGATAACAGAATCTATAATCCATTATGATTATGTATATGATACATGTGATGATCCATTGAATGATCCAAGGTGTCCGAACTATGAATCGGCTCTCTTGCAGTATTTGTTAGACAATGGTTTGCTTGATGACCCTGATGTAAAAGATCCGTATTTGGATGAATATGTTCAGATGCAGTTAGATCGAAAAGCCGAACAAGAAGAAGCCGATGGCAATAAGGAAGAGATTGCAGAGGAAGAAGAAAAAGAAGAAGAAACCTTACAAGAACAACTTGCGGTTGGCGGCGCAACAGAGAAGATTGCTAATGCAGCAGAACAGAATGCTATGATGTTAGCACTCAGTCAAGTACCAAAACTTAACTCATATTATGCGCAAGACATACAAGGTGGCGAATATAAAGAAAACATAACGCTCAAAGATAATGTAATTGTTGACAACAAAAGAGCATTGAGAAGTTTAGCTAGTGATACAAAACATAGAGAAATAGTACGCTCTCAATATAAATAAACTATAAACTTACTAAAGAAGGAAATACCATGAAAAAATTCTTAGCAACTACTGCTTTGGTTATTATGGGAACAAGTGCAGCATACGCAAATAACACAAACATTCAAGGGAATGTTCAGTCACGTTGTTCGATTGTCACAGAAACTTCTGGTGTCTACGGAAACCCTACAGCAGACAAACTAACAACTGTTGCCGCTGATAGTGGTGTACTACCAATCATTCGTGTAGACGTTATTCAAGCAGATTCATATAAGGTCAAGATTACTTGGCCCGATTCATTCTCATCAAGCCCTACACTTACAGATAGTGTAGTATGGACAGGTGAAGTAGAAGTGAGTGCAGTATCTGATGCAAATATGTCTTCGTATGAAACAAACAAAGTAGAATATAATAATCACACAGAATTTGACCTAGTTCTGTCTGGAAGCACTTGGTTCAAGGTAACATCTACTGCCCTTTATGGCTCTACTAAGTCATTTCCAGGTGGTGTATATACCGCTGTTGTAACCAGTGAATGTATTCCGAAATAATGAGGACGTTCATATTATGCATTGTCTTGGGTTTAGTTTTCACTAGCTGTAGCATCTATTATGCGGCAGCACATGAACTGACTCCGACATATCCAGAGATAAAAGAATCGCATATACCAAATGTATATGTGGTAAAACTGGAGACATATAATAGAAGGGAAGATGTGCGGTTCTATGAAATCCAAGTATTGGATAAAGATATGGAACCTATGGTATTTGCTACTACAGACAGAATTATAAGTCTGCCGCATCTGTCAAGAAAGAATTTTTCTGTGTATATACGGAAAAAGGACGTGAAAAGGGCAGTATATGTTTGTACTGTCTCAAAATTAAACAGACTTGTTAATGCTGAAAATAATGCTAATACGGTCATATCTTCGAGGGTTTGTTCGAAGATTAAGTGAGGTGATATATGAGAATACTATATGTGTTCCTTCTGATTATGTTTGCTGGTAAAGTATATGCGGATAGTAGTTCTTTGAACTTACAAATTCCAAATAGCACCAGCAACTACCAATCAGATAAGTTTAGAGATGGTGATTTAGATTGTTCTAACGCTATAGGCTCGGCAACGAACCTAGAGTTTGGGGTGACAGGAATCATTGATGGCAATCCGCCTATTGGCACATCAACTATGGACCAAAAGCCTGACATTGGTGTGTTTGCTAGAATTACAATACCCTTGGGTCGAAGGGTCAAAAAGAGAATCGACTGCAATAGATTATTCGAGTTAGCGATAAGAGAAAAGCAGCTAGAACTTATGAGACTAGAGGCTGAATTAAAGAAACTACAAGAACTTTCGTTCGAGAACTGATTTATTACTACTACCCCTTTTGGGTGTGATTTACACTATGTTTAACACATTACAAGGGGTTTACTATGCCTTACATAGACAAGAGCCACAAGATGGCTGTTATGGCTCAACTTGCTTACAAGAGCAAGGAAGCTTGGATGGATTTCAAAGAGATGGGATATCCATACCATAGATTTTATAATGTGCACGGCGCTCAAGTGCACGTAGTGTGGAACCAAGGCGAAATGGTTATCTGTTTCCGTGGTACCGAACCATCCGAATTTTCCGATATTACTGCTGATCTAAATGCTTTCCCTGACCGTGCTCAAGTTGGTGGTTGGGTCCATAACGGATTCCAAAACGAACTAGAGAAGGTTTGGCCTCAAGTTAATGAGTTAGTGAAAGATAAAGGTAAAAAGAAAAAACTCTTTATCTGCGGTCATTCTCTTGGCGGTGCTATGGCTACAGTATGTGCAAGTAGGCTAAAACCTCTTGCTCTTTTCACATATGGATCTCCAAGAGTTGGCACACGTAAGTTCGTGCGCAATATTACTTGCGAACATCATAGGCATGTAAACAATAACGACATTGTTACGAAAGTCCCATTTGCAATTATGGGCTACAAACATCACGGTGATCTGCGCTACATTAACTTTTACGGCAATATCCGTAAGATGACAAAGTGGCAAAGATTTAAGGATGGTTGGAGAGGTCGTGTAACAGCTTGGAAAAAGAAACAACCATTTGATGGTGCCAGAGATCATGGCATGCAAAATTATGTCAAATATCTGGAGGAGAAATAAATGGGCGACACTAATCTTTACGAAGCAACACTTATAAAAGTAGTTGACGGTGATACTTGCGATGTAGATATCAACCTTGGTTTTGGTATAACACTTACAAACGAACGTGTACGGATTATGGGTATTGATACACCCGAATCACGTACATCTAATAAGGTAGAAAAAGTTTTTGGCACTGCTGCTAAAAACAGACTGAAAGAAATTTTAGAAGGTGAATGCATTCTTATTACTCATGAAGATAAAAAAGGCGAGGATATGAAAGGCAAGTTTGGTAGAGTATTAGGAGATTTCCAAGTAGGTGATAAAACAGTAACACAGATAATGATTGAAGAAGGTCATGCTGTTGGTTACTGGGGTGGTTCTAAAGAAGAACTAGAGCAGCAACATCTGAGTAATAGGGTAAAACTATTAGCAGAGGGTGTTGTGGCACAAGCAGATGTTGATGCTGCAGAGGAACTAATGAAATGATGGAAATGTTAGAAAGAATGTTTGGCGATACGCTATGGATTTGGACGGCTATCGCTGGTGCTTTACTCGGTGCGGCATTTCTCGCATGGTTTAAAGAAACAAGGGCTGGGATTTGGGGTTACTCAAAGTTTGACCAGTTACTAGATCATCTTGTTAACAGGTGGGGGTGGACTTGGCTACAAGAACCACCTGATGCTTGGCGGAAAAAATATCCAAAAATAACCAGAAAAATAGATGAACTGGAGGACAGAATCGATGAACTGGATAAAAGGTAGACTTAAGGAGCGAACGTCATATGACGGTATGGTTCTTATCGCTGGCGGAGTAGCAATGATACTCATGCCGATTTCACTTGTAGCCTATGCAATGATTGCTTGGGGTGCATTTACAATTTGGAAAAAACAATAGATGTCTGAAGAAGAAGTAAAAGCTTATCACCCAGCCGATAGTAACGGTGACGGAAAAGTAAGTGCCGAAGAAGAGGCAATGTACCTAGAGTTTAAACGTAAAGAACTCGAAGATGCAGATGCAATGAGAGATGCACAACGTAACATGACTTGGTTCGCCTTGGCTGGTTTGTTGCTCTATCCGTTTGCTGTTGTCTTGGCAATGTGGATTGGTCTAGACCAAGCAGGTAAGATCCTAGGCGATATGGCAGCGACATACTTTGTGTCGGTTGCAGCAATCGTAGCCGCATTCTTTGGTGGGCAGGCATACGCAAAGAAAAAGTAAAGTGAGGTAATATGATTGACACATTATTAGAAGTTCTGATTGACATGAAGTCTAATGAAATAACAAAATATTGCGTTAAACAACAAGAGGTAGTCGCAGGAGAGCAACTTGATTGGAACTCTCTTGCGGCTTGCCAAGCAGAACTATTACAAGCAAAAGGTCATATAGAAAAGAAAGAACTCGCAGATTTCGTAAAGAAATATCCCCATTACAGATACCCTGGTCAAGCATTACCAAATAATGTAATCAAGCCATTGAATAAGTGCTGGGGCAGAAATAGAGTTTATACATTAGGTGGGAAAGGTTGTTAGATGGCAGAGATCGAATATGAAGGAATCAAAGTAGGTGGCTCAAAGCTGCTGCTTCTGATTCCATTGCTCGGTACACTTGGCGGTGGACTATGGGGTGGTTTTGAATTTTACAAAGACTATATGGATATGAAAGAAATCATAGCCAACATAGACACGCAAGCAATTGCGGCACGTAACGACGTGATTGAAACAAAGCTTGGTGAAGCAATCGACTACACAAGAGATATCAAGAACGACTTGAGATCCGATGTGATGGCAATGGAAGACCTAGTGGATAAGATCGAGGCGAAGGTTGACGTGGCAGAGAACCGTATCAAGGAATCTCAGAATGGCATCGAAACAACTCTTGAAGGTGTGCGTAATGAGATGAACTCTTTGCAGAAAGATGTCACCGCATCCATTCGTGAGGTAGAAGCCAATAGCAGAATAAACGAGAAAGATGTTCGTGATACCATGAGAGCAACTGAAACTCGTATTGATGAGAAGATGAGATTGCTCGAAAGAGATTTAAAAGAGATACTACAAGAGGCACTTGACAATCCATTAGCAGATTAGATGTTTACACATGCGTGATTTTATGTTATAATATATAGTAATGTAAAAACAGAGGTACCTATGTTAGAACGATTTAACACTTGGCTAATAAAAGTTTTGAAAATAAATGTATCACCACCTGTAAATTACCTTGGTGGTAAAAGGTTAGAAGATAAAAGATGATGCCTTTTCGTAAAATCTCGAACAGTGTAGATTTAAATGGACTCAGAGAAGAATGTCACGAGATATTATCCTCTCGTGACTCTTTACAAGTCGGTTTGCAGTCTGACAAACACAATGGCTCTTGGAGAGATGGTATTGGTAAAGGCACATATATGAAGGAAACTGATTTCATATATCCTGTATTTGCCTACCCTCTTATAAACCATTATATCAACAAATACAATATGCATAGGACACGGATCTTTGTCAGTAATCCGAAGACGTGTCTCAGTTGGCATCGAGATAGATTACCGAGAATACACATTCCCATACAGACAGACCCTGGTTGCATCATGATCGTAGAGAACGAGGCGATGCATCTGGAAGCGGGTAGTGTCTATAGAGTAGATACTCGAAAATACCACTCAGCAATGAATGGTTCAAAACACAACCGCATACACATAGTTGGTTGTGTTTCCGACTAAGGATTTCTACGCCACTGTTCGTTGATCCACTTTAGCCAGTGAATGCAATCGTCGCAGGGGTCATGTCCAAAGCATAAAGGCATATCTTCTTCCCTCATAGTGTGTTTATATATTATAACACGTATTTGGCTAAGTGTAAACCTGTTACATAAATGTTACACAAACACCTTTTTTCGAAAAAAGTTTTAAAAGGTGTTTACATCTATGCCTACATGTGGTATAGTAACAGAGTCAAAAGGAGAAAAATATGACTGTTTACACTTTCGATGAGAACACCATTTCCGACCTTCACAAAGATGCTCGTGGTTCCCGTCCGGGAGAATACTGGTGGAACCAGTGGAATGCTTCCACTGACGAAGAAAAGCAGAGCATCTGGGATTCTCTGATCGAAGAGTTCGAGTATAGCGAACTTCAGGAACGTCGGATAGCAGACGAATGCGTCAAGGACTTTAAGTACGATATCAACCAGCATATTGCTCTTGGTGCTGGTGATCGTGAGACCGCTCTGCGGTGGATGACCCAGAACGAAAAGTTCTACAATGACCAGTGTGTAGAACATTGGGTGTGGAATAAAGGCATCTTGTTTACTGACTATGGTCGTAACCTAGTCAAGAAACTCAAATCAATCGTAACCTTCAAGGAGTACGCATAAAGTTTTAAAAAATGCACTTTAGGGGTTTACAACTGTTTTAAAATGTGTTATAATAAACACATCAGATCAAAAAAGAGGAACTATATAATGGCACACGAACTAGAAATTATCAACGGTGAAGCTCAAATGGCCTATGCAGGTGATCTACCTTGGCATGGTCTGGGCACAAAAGTGTCCAACGAACTCACCCCTCGTATGATGATGGAAAAAGCAGGTGTTGATTGGACTGTTGAAGAGGTTGAATCATACATTGATCACCAAGGTGAAAAAATCCCTACCGGACAAAAATCTCTTGTCCGTTCTACAGATGGTTCAATTCTTACTAATGTGGGTAAAGACTGGCACCCATGCCAGAATGAAACAGCATTCGAATTTTTCAATGAGTTTGTACTTGCTGGAGATATGGAAATGCATACAGCAGGTTCTTTGAAAGATGGCAAGTATGTTTGGGCCCTAGCAAAAATCAAAGAATCCTTTGATGTATTTGGTGGTGACCAAGTTGACTCATATATGTTGTTTTCTAACCCTCATCAGTATGGTAAGGCAATCGATGTACGGTTCACACCTATCCGTGTTGTATGTAACAACACACTCACTTTTGCTATTAACCGAGATGCACAGCGTGCTGTTAAAGTTGGTCACCGTACCGAATTTAACCCAGATAGTGTAAAAGAAACTTTGGGTCTAGCTCACGAGAAATTTGCTACATACAAAGACATGGCACAATACCTCGGCTCGAAACGCTTTACTGTTGAGTCCCTGTTAAACTACTACAACGAAGTGTTCCCATTGTCTACTGGAGAGAAACAAGAAGTTGTTACAGCTGAAAATCTTTCTCGTCCAGCAAAACAAGCACTCGATGTTTTGGACTCACAACCAGGTGCAGAATATGGTGAAGGATCCTGGTGGCAGGCATTTAATTCTGTCACATATATGACAGATCACGTACAGGGTCGGTCTGCTGACTCCCGTTTGTTTAATCAGTGGTTCGGTTCTAACCAGTTGCGTAAAGTAAAAGCGGCTGAGAAAGCAGTTGAATTTGCAAATGCGGCATGATATTAATCAAGATTGGATCGAGTTCTTTGAGTTCTTTTTTAAGGACTCGGCCCAACCCTATGAGCACTATCATGAATATATATTGAGAAAGTTAAAAGAGGAACGTGAGAATGAAACTAGTGAATGACAAGGAGGATCCTCATCTAGTGGGGATCCTTGACTCGGATGGAGAGGCATTAGAAGTAATTGGTTGGATCGGATCCCTTAATCGAGACTTAACTGATTCAGGCTATGAAAAATACCAATATGAAGTTGTAACACGAGGTAAAAAAGTTTACATAGAACAAAAAGAGGGGGCTTAGGCTCCCTTTTATTTTTATATAAATAGTGTAAACAAACAATAAAAGAGTGCATCGATGATTAAGTTTACCACATATTTACGTGAGGCTGGAGCAGGAGCCGAACGCCAAGAAAATGGATTTGTAAAAGCTATCAATGATGCTTTTAAACTTGCTAAAAAAGGTATTACTGTTAAAACAAAAGATATGACTGTGCGTGATATCGTAAAGGCAGAAAAATTTACTGGAAGAAGTAAAGCAAATACCGAACCATATACAGATGTTATTATTACAACAGCTAAGAATAAAAAATATAATCTTTCAATGAAAGGTAATTCTGCACCATCTCTTGCTGGTGGCGGACTTGCAGGCATGGAGCTTGTGATACCAGGTATTGGTATGAATTTTATGAAAGCAGCTTTGGCTCATCATAAAAAGAGTTTAAAACCTGGTGATAAGGTACCAGACCTATTTGCAAAACTCAATGACAAAGATAAGAACCTACTTGTAATCGGTAATACTTCCATGGGAGGACCAATTCATTACATGTATATCGGCCCTATGGATGTTGTATCTAGTTTTGACAAGAAGAAAAATATTCTAACACTGAATGGTAAAATTTCTGATGCTAAGAAATATGCAAACTCAAAAGACTTGTTCTTTAGACTAAGAGCACGTAGAGAAGATCAGACATTTGATCCCACTAAAAAAGATAGAGCAGGCATTCCAACTGTATATGGTAAATCTCCTTCACGTGGTGATAGTAAAGGTAGAATTGTTGTGACAGATAAACCATCTAAATCAAGATCACAGATCACTTTTTAAGGAGAATTACAATGGCTTCAATGTATCTTTCCCCAGAACACTTTATTCAAATTTCGGCTGGACGTGTAAAAGACACTAGTCATGTTAATAAATTTGGTTACAACTCCGCAGTTGGTACTTCATATGAAACTGTTACAGACCTTGGAACAAATAACTTGCCATCATCGGCTGCAGTTGTTTCTATAGTTTCTGCATCTACAGCAGATACTTCTGCAGGAACTGGTGCTCGTACTGTAGAAATTCAAGGTCTGGATGCAAATTATATAGAAAAAACAGAAACTGTAACTATGAATGGGCAGTCAGCAGTAACAACTACTGCAACATTCATTCGTGTATTTAGAATGAGAGTAGCAAGTGCTGGCACAGGTGAAATCAATGCAGGTAATATTACTGCATCTATTTCTTCCTCAGATGTTGCTCGTATTGCTGCAAATGAAGGTCAAACTCTTATGGCTGTCTATACCGTTCCTGCAAATAAGACAGCATATCTTATCAAGTTTCAGGGTTCCTTATCTAAAAATCAAGAAGCCCAGTTTCAAATTAGAACAAGAAAAAGTGAAGAAAGTGCTTGGAATACAAAAGGTTTATGGGGAACATTTGCTGCATCAGTTAATTATGATTATCCTGTTCCAATAAAGTTTACAGAGAAAACAGACATTGAAGTTCGTGCTAAAGCTGGAGCTACATCAGAGATTGGCGCAATCTTTGATTTGATTATCATAGACGGAGTTGATAGGTAAAAAATATGAAAACGTTCAGAGAAACATTAACAGAACAAAAGAATACTCATATGACGCACATTGAAGATGCTATCATATATGGTGGTGTAAATGGTGCACGAGAAAGTATTTTGGCTTTAAGATCCGTACGAGATATGTTAAAAGGGGAACACGATGGAAATGTTTCTGTTAAGTGGGACGGTGCTCCTGCTATTTTTGCTGGTACTGACCCTAGTGATGGAAAGTTTTTTGTGGCAAAGAAGGGTATCTTTAACAAGAACCCTAAAGTATATAAGACTGCTGCGGATGTTGACGCTGATACTTCTGGTGATCTTGCTAGTAAGTTAAAACTTGCTCTTAAAGAATTGCCTACAATAGGCATTAAAGGTGTTATTCAAGGTGATTTTTTATACGGACCTGGTGACGTTAAAACTAAAAAGATTAAAGGAGAATCCTATGTTACATTTCATCCCAATACTATTGTTTATGCCGTTCCAAGCAATAGCAGAACGGCGAAGAATATCACATCAGCGAAACTGGGGATTGTCTGGCACACTACATACAAAGGCTCATCATTCGAAACGATGTCGGCATCTTATGGAGTAGATATTTCCAAGTTTAAATCGAAAACTGTTTGGTCACAAGATGCAATGTTAAGAGACCTTTCAAAATATACAATGACAAAAAAAGAAACTGGAGCTGTAAATGCACATCTTTCAAATGCTGGTAAAATATTCAACAAAATTTCTGGGACAACTCTTCGGACAATTGAAGCGAATCCGACGCTTGCCCAGCACATTGAAACCCATAACAATACCTATGTCAGAGCAGGAACTGTCATCGGAAATACAACAAGACATGTATCTAGTCTCATCACCTGGATTTCAAAAAAGTATCAAAAAGAAATTGATTCAAGAAAAACTGAAAGAGGTAAGGGAGCTCAGCAGGCAAAACTAAATGCACTTCTTGATTTTTTCACACCAAAAAACAAAAATAATTTAAAATTGTTATTTGATTTACAAAAAGAATTAGTTTTAGCAAAGCTAATCCTTATAAATAAACTTAATAAATTATCTTCTGTTAATACTTTTGTTAAAACAAACAAAGGTTATGCTACCACAGGACCTGAAGGTTATGTGGCTATTGATAAAATTGGTGGTGATGCGTTAAAGATTGTTGATAGGATGGAATTTTCTTACAACAACTTTTCGCCGGATGTTTTAAAAGGCTGGGATAAAGGCCGTTAATGGGGAAACCGAATGTTAAGATTTAAAGATATGTATGTAGTAGAGTATCGCCCAGGAGAGGACGAGCTTACTAACTATCGTGCCAGCAGGCGTCACCACATAGGTGAGGAAACTGTTGACGAAAAACTTTCTATGTCAGCCAGATTAGCAAAGTCTCGTTCTGCAAAACGGAACAAGGCAAAGCTAAAAATGGGTAGAGCAAAAGCTGCTCGGAAGTTTGCCGATTTAAAAACACTTAAAAAGAGAGCTCGTAGATCTGCCTATAAAGCAATATATACTAAACTTTCTAAAGGCGCAACCAATATGTCGGCTGGTCGGAAAAGTGAAATTGAAAAACGTATGTCCAAACCAATGATGGTAAACAAGGTTAAAAAGATACAAAGAAAAATTATTAAAGATGTTAAGAAGCGTGAAAGAGACCGTAAACAAAGTGGGTCACGTGGATAATGGTTGGCTCTTTTAAACAATACTTAGTAGAAGAAAACAAAATAGTTGTTTTCTCGTTTGGGCGTATGAATCCCCCAACAATTGGACATGGAAAAGTGTTAGACGCTATGGCAAAAACAGCTGGTAAAAATCCTTACCGGATGTATCTTTCACATAGCCAAGATAATAAAACGAATCCACTTGTATATAAAGATAAGCTCAAAACAGCAAGAACTATGTTCCCTCGACATGCTAGAAATATATTAAAATCTAATTCTAAAAATATATTTCAAGTTGCTACAGATTTATACAAAGAAGGTTACCGTAATCTGATTATGGTAGTTGGATCTGATCGTATTAATGAATTTGATATTCTATTATCAAAGTACAATGGTAAAAAAGGTGTGCACGGCTTTTATAACTTTATGGATATTAAAGTTGTATCGGCAGGTGATCGTGACCCAGATTCAGAAGGTGCCGCTGGCATGTCTGCAACTAAAATGCGTGCCGCTGCATCTAGTAATAATTTCACTAAGTTCTCACAGGGGCTACCAAAGACAGTAAACAACGCCGAATCTAAAAAGATTTTTAATATGGTTCGCAAAGGCATGGGTCTGGAAGAACAGACTGAGTTTAAGAGACACATTCAGCTAGAACCTGTATCTGATATGCGTGAAGCATTTGTTTCTGGAGATTTATTTAACATTGATGATCAAATTATAATTAAAGAAACTGAAGAGCTTGCTATAGTAAAGCAGTGCGGTGCAAACTATCTGATCATCGAAAAACAAGACGGTAAAGTTGTACGTAAATGGCTAGATGATGTAGAACCTATTGAAGAAGGTCTTTGGGCAAACATCCGTGCTAAGAGAGCACGTGGTGAAAAGATGCGCAAGAAAGGTGCTCCTGGCGCACCCACACAAGATGCTATAGATTCTATTAAACGTGCAAGTGAAGACATTGAAGAGGCAGAGGATCCAGAAATTGGGCACAAAAAAGGTGCACAACCTGCTGGGTATTATAAAGGGCTTAAAAAGGGTACAAAATTAAAACGTGCCGCACACTTCGCTAAACATGGTAAAAAAGCTGACGATGATAACTCTGCATATAAACCAGCTCCAGGTGATGCTACAGCCAAAACCAAAACAAGCAAGCATACTCTTAGGTTCAAGAAAATGTTCGGTGAATCCGAAGCACAGGACTTAGCAAAGTCTCGTATCGAAAGAGAAAAAGCAGCAGACATTAAACGCCATGATCGTATGATGGATCGTGCCAGATTAAAAGATACAAAGGCTAAGAATAAGGAAAGCAAATGATTAGATTCTCGCAGTACATTACGGAAGCAGAAGAAGGTCTAAAAAAGAAGGCTGAAAAATCTGGTATGCCTTTAGGTATCCTTAGAAAGGTTTATAACCGTGGTGTTGCTGCGTGGAAAACCGGACACCGCCCAGGCACAACTCCGCAACAATGGGGATTTGCTAGAGTAAATTCTTTTGTAACCAAGTCCTCTGGTACATGGGGTAAGGCAGATAAAGACCTTGCAGCAAAGGTAAAAGGATAATGCCACTTAAACCATCAGACGGTGCTGGAGCATATGTGAAGGACTTTAGAAAATCAAAGGCTCCTCAATTTAAGGGCAAGTCTGATAAAAAGAAACAGCAGATGGCTATTGCAGCATATTTAGATGATAAAGATGACCAAAAGGAATCCACCATGGATAGTTTTAAAAAGCATATGATGTATGATCCTAAAACAGGTAAGGGTTATAAAGCAGAAAAAGAGTCAGATCATTTGCGAATGAAAAAGAAAAGCTATACACATGATGATCCTAAATCAAAGAAGGTAGAGGAATCTGTGTTGCATGAAGCACAGGATCAAACCACACAACGTTTAAAGATGCTTGTGAACATGGGTATGATGGATAAGAAAGATTTACAGCGCATGATCCGTGCCCTTGATATGGTAAAGGAAGGCAAACCTGTTGGTAAAGTTGAAAGAAAGATCCTTTTCACAATGTTAAATGAACTTATTGGTATGATTACAGGTGATGATCAAATGTTTATGAAAGCAAAAAAGGCTGTTAAAAAGTAATGACCCAAGGATCAGATCAACGGTTAAACCGAATAGAAGAAAAAATTGACAAAATGTCCGAGGCCATTGTTCAGATGGCTCGACTAGAAGCCAAGATAGATAATTATGAAAAGTACAGAGATGAATCTTGGGCACGAATGAATCGTTTTAGTGAAAAATTAGATAGAATTGAAAAAGCAGTAGATGATAACCACAGAACAGTTTCAACCATAAATAAACTATTCTGGGCAGTAATAGTAGCGGCAGCCGGCGCTATGGCAACAAACATATGGATGTAAGAGGACAACCAAAATGAAAACACAAGACATCAAAAATATAGCAACGGCTCTTAAAGGTATCAGAGAAGCTGCTAAGAAAAAAGAAGAAGGTATGGATTACAATCCTGCTAAGGGTGGATACAATCAACCTAAAGGTAAACCGCCAGTTGGTAAAAGAGTAGGAACACGTGAAGCTATGGACCCTGTTGATAAAAAAGAATTAAAGGGTAAACATAAAGATCGTAAAGACAAAGACATCGACAATGATGGTGATGTTGATTCCTCTGACAAGTTCTTGCACAAACGTCGTAAGGCAGTTAGTAAAGCTATAGCTATGGCTTCTAAGAAAAAATCGAGTGCAGAAAAAGATGCTGAAGCTGAAGTTCAAGAATCAAAACAGAATATAGTTGAAGCAAAGTTAATGTCAGATGACGATGTTGCAAAAATGGTTGCTAAAAAATTAGGTAATAAGAAAAATATAGACCGTTATGACCAAATTGCAGTAATTAAAGGTATTTTGAACAAATCACCAAAGCAAAAAAGTCTTGCTACTGATAGAGAATTTATTGATGGCGTTCTGGACATTCTATTCAAGAAATATAATTTCATATCAAACCAGAGAGAATCTGTTGATGTTAAAGTTCAAGAGGCTGCACTTGATGAAATTTCAAAAAAGACCCTAGGTTCATATATTAAAAAAGCTGCCGCTGACAAAGCAGATAATGCATATAATCTTGGCGCAAGAGATCCTTTAGGAAAAAAAGGTTCATGGAGTAAATCTTTCAAGCGCAGAAAAGGTATCGCAATGGCCACTGATAAGCTTACGAAAGAATCCAAAAACCACGGCAACATGAATAACGGTTCTCCTGCAGGCGAAGGTCTCACACCGAATGGTAAAAAGATGATGGCTATGAAAACGCCTATGCCAGATGCAGTAAATGAACCAGTGGTAGATAAGAAGACATTCGATGCTATTCGTGCATCAGGTAAGAAAGCAGCGATGCGTTCTGGCGATAATGCACAAGGTGATAAAACGCCCCCTAAAAATGATGGTAAATAATGACAGATAAAACCTTTCTGACTGAAGAAAATCCAGATAAGTCCATCCCAGATATGATGGACCCAAACTGGTGTGAAGAATGTGGCAAGGTGTGCGGATGTGCACCAGGTGAATGTGAGTGTAACAAGAAAGAAGATTAATGAACGAAGATTTAGATGGTGATCTAATAATCTTTGCAGCGAATAATTATTATAAACCATCTGGTAAAGTTGACCCAGAAGAATTTTATGATGATTTGAAAAGATTTAAGTATGTAAAACGGTTACTAAATCGCTATACAGAAACTGGTAAAATTAGTGAAAGGTTGGTATTAAATCATTTTATTGTGATATTTAATGTGTTTGGGCAATATGCCGGATTAAAGCTTACTGTAAATAAACTAGATGAAAACCATCTATCAGCAGTAAAGCCATTTTTATTATTTTTAAATTATTTGAAACCTCATCAGTTGTCTCATATAAAATCAGATGAATATATCGCAGAAATACTAAGGAAAATATAATGGGTATTTTAAAAACAGCAGCAGATACCGTATATACATTTAGGTTTCTAGCACTACTTATTACGCCGTTTGAAAAGACCAAAGCTTTTGAAGCAGGTATTATTGATGAAAAAGGTAAAAAGAATAAAAACTTTTCCTTTAATACAATTGATAATAGAGAGGCCTATAGAAACTACTATACAAAATTCCATAGGCTTGTGTTTAATATTAAGAAGTTAATCCCAGCAGGAAAACTTGGATCATATGCCGCAGCACTATACCTTCTAAAGGATCACTATTCTGTACCAGAGATTGCTATTAGAAAAGGTTTAAAAAGTGTTGGTGCTACACCAGATGATTATTTGGTAGAGGATAACCAGTGGTTCTTGTTAGAGGATGGTGCCATATCACCAGGCGTTTATAGAGTAAAAGGTGAAAAGGCTCTAAACCTCACAGGTGAGAACATCGTGAGACCAAGAGATCAGATTCGAATAGAAGAAGATAGCTTCCCTGTTGGGGATCTTTTTGGTATAAATATATACGAAGCATTACATATTAAAAGCAATCAAAAAATTTACGTTACGACTCAGGAGTTAACATGAAAACATTTTTCGAAATTCGTGAAAATATAAAATTTGATGGAGAGACATCAATTAACGAACTTGACGAAGCCCCACGCCGTAAACGTGCGCCTAAGATGACTGGTGACTCTGTTGCAATTCAACGTGCAAAAGATGCTGAACATAACAAAGCAATGGGTCGTACTAAGACTGGGCGTAAGAAACCAGTACGCACTATGACCTCTACTCAACGCTCTCTTGCCTCCCTGCGCAACGAAGGAGTTGAACTAGACGAAGGCATCGAAAAAACATACGTTAGAATGATGCAAGTTAAATTAAAAGAATTACAGAAAGTAATAAACCCAACCTCTGCAATTGGTAAAAAAGTAATTGCTGAGTCTGGCAGAGGTAAAGAATTTAAACAGATTAGCAACTCGTTAACTGACGTATATGACACACTAACTGACATTGATATGAACATCAAAGAAAATGCTATGATGAAAATGAAACTCATCAACAAAATGAAAAAAGCATCTCCGGCAGCTAAGAAAGCATTGGAAGCACCATCACGAGTGGATAAGAAGAAGGAAGAAACTGACTTAGATGAGATCTCTGTCAAAGATGTAGCCAACCAAGTTATGATGAAGACCAGAGCGGATACTGCACGAAAGCACAGAATGCGGGACGTTGGTAAACTTAAAACTGACCTTGCCAGACTTAAAAAAGGTTTGAAAAAGACAGTACAGCCTGTCACGGGCATGGGTATGAAAAAACCTCTCAACGCACAAAACGAAGAGAAAGATCCTGCACTTAAAAGAGCAGGAGTGTCTGGGTTTAATAAACCAAAAAGAACACCCGGCCATGCTACCAAGAGTCACATAGTAGTTACTAAAGTGGATGGTAAACCAAAAACTATTCGCTTTGGGCAACAAGGCGCATCGACAGCAGGTGATCCTAAAGAAGGCGAGTCTGATAAGATGAAAGCCAAACGTAAATCATTTAAAGCTAGACACGCCAAAAATATAGCAAAAGGTAAATCCTCGGCCGCCTATTGGGCAGACAAAGAGAAATGGTAGAATGAGCAAGAAACTAGACGAAGAAGAAAATGCAGCTGCTCCTGCTGTTAACACTGGTTCTATTCCTAACCCCGCTGTTACCGCAATGGGGCCAAGAAAGAAAAAGAAAAAAGACGGCTATGAGACAATTCAAGTATCTGATCGAAGATATAAGAATGGTAAAACAGTGTTGCTATCTCGATTTAAAAGATATATGGAAACACATTAATGGCTAAACTATATTTAATGTTCATCGTCCTAGGTATCCTAGGTGGTGCTGGTTATGGTGCGTATGCTTATTATACTAGCACACAAGCCACTATTGCTACGTTGAGAACCAACAATGCAAAGCTTGAAGTTGCACTAGATACTGCTACAGAGAGTCTTGAAACTATGCAAGCAACTGTAGAGAAAACAAATAAATTAAACAAACAACTCCAGACTGATCTACAAGCAGCAGAGGCTTATAGTGATGAACTACGGTCCAAATTTTCAAGACTGAATCTGGTTCAAGAAGCACTCAGGAACAGTGAGATATTGGAAGGAAAGATGAATGGCGCAACAGCAAATCTATGGCGTGAAATCATGGGCGAAAGTGGCAGCAGTGACGGTAGTAGCAGGCCTCTTCCTAGCTGGTTGCAGCAGCCTGTCGAGGAAGCCCGAAACGGAGATCAAAGTAGTAACGAAGATAGTTCCAACGACAATCCCGACAGTAGCACAGCCAAAACCGGTACAGCTGAATGACACCCGTGTATGGGTAGTTACTGAAGAAAACCTAGAAGAGTTTATCAAAGACTTTAAAGAGCAATATGGAGAGGTAGCATTCGTTGCCTTGTCTATGCGTGACTATGAAAACCTAGCATTAAACATAGGTGATCTAAAACGTTATATTGGACAACAGAAAGAGATTATAGTGTACTATGAAAAGGCGGTGACTGAAGAACCGGTTGACGAAGATGCAGCAGTGGAATAAATGGTGGGTACCAGATCACGAAGAATCTAACTCTCTTAAACGATGGGGACCTGCAGGTTGGCAAGACCGCTTCTGTAAATTTACTGCAGTTGTATTTCTTCCTGGTAAAAGAAGAATCTGTATTGATGGCGGGGCAAACTTAGGGCAAACGTCTGTAGGATTTTCCCCATATTTCAATGAAGTAATATCCTTTGAACCAAATCCGTATGCATTTGAATGCATCCAACCAAATCTAGACAAGTATGAAGTCAAGAACGTTACTGCGCACATGGTTGGGTTAGGCGATAAAAGTGAAACAAAAAGCTTTAAGTATGTCCAAAATAGTTCTGGCATAAGCAGATTTGAAGTCCATGGTGAAACAGGAGGCAGATACAGCGTTGATCCTAGATTTACCCCTACGCAAATACCTGATCTCGAGATTCAAACCCTTGATAGCTATAATTTTATGGAAGTGGATCTTATAAAACTTGATGTAGAAGGATATGAGCTTCTAGCGATTATAGGCGGGAAAGACACGATCCTTTACAATAGACCCACTATAGTATTAGAGGTCGCAAAATCCCATATAGAGCTCGGTGAAAAAATACACAGGGTATTGAAAAATTGGGGCTATGTGTTTATGCATCAGAAAAGGCAAGATCAATTTTTTGTGCACGAGGAAAAAGTGCCCGAGGTCATTAATAAGATTCTTCGCATGGGACCAATTAGACAATCTTATTTACAAAAAAAAGATTAAAAATACCATATATGGGGATTTACAAACTGCTAGATACCATATATAATACTACCAACAAATCAAAACATTAGAAGCAGAAACGGCTAAGGCTAATAACCCGTAACATATATGCGACATATAGAAAATTAATTAATTTTTTTTCTACATTTAGTGGGTATTAGGGGTTTACAAGAAACCTAAAGTAATATATAATACACATAATAAAACTAATTAATCACAACTTTGCTAAAGAAGAGCCGGGGTACAGATCCCGGCTATATGCTTCTGCGCGTCATACTTTGGAGAATAATAAATGCTTAAAGTCGTACCTAATAACCGTGACACAGACACACGAAACATCATGTCACAAACTAAATTTTATGAAGCCTACAGTCGATGGGATGATGATAAGGAAAGGTACGAAACATGGGATGAATCTGTAACACGAGTTATGGATATGCATAGAAACTTCTACAAAGATAAGATGACACCTGCCTTGAATCAGTTGATCAATGAAGCAGAATCATACTACAAGCTACAGTATGTTCTTGGTGCTCAACGTGCATTGCAGTTTGGTGGTGACCAGATTATGAAGCACATGATGCGTATGTACAACTGTACATCATCCTATGCAGATCGTCCACGGTTCTTTTCCGAACTGTTCTATGTCCTATTGTGTGGTGCTGGTGCTGGCTTCTCTGTACAGAAACACCATGTAGCTAAAGTGCCAAACATTGCTGATCGTAAGAAACAAGCAAAAGGTTGGGTTATTGAGGATTCCATCGAAGGTTGGGCAGATGCGCTGGGCGTGTTGTTGTCTACATTCTTTGAAGGTGGTGGTCAGTTCCCAGACTTCGAAGGTCGTCGTGTATATTTTGACCTATCGCAGATCCGCCCAAAGGGTGCTATGATTTCTGGTGGATTTAAAGCACCAGGTCCAGAACCACTTCGTAAGGCACTCGACAAGATCGAACATCTTGTACAGTCTCGTATCTTGGGTGGTGCAGATCGTCTGCGTCCTATCGACGTATACGATATTGCTATGCATGCTGCTGATGCAGTGCTTGCTGGTGGTGTTCGTCGTTCTGCTACAATTTGTTTGTTTTCGGCAGATGATGAGGAAATGACCAAAGCTAAAACTGGTAACTGGTTCATTGATAATCCACAGCGTGGTCGTTCTAACAACTCTGCTGTCATTGTGCGTGATGAAATCACACGTGAACAGTTTAAAGAGATTATGGTATCCATTAAAGAGTTTGGTGAACCAGGTTTCTACTTTGTAGATGATAAAGATTTTACTACGAACCCGTGTGTTGAAATCGGTATGTATCCACAGATTGATGGCAAGTCTGGTTGGCAAGGTTGTAACCTAACAGAGATCAATGGCTCGAAGTGCACATCTCCAGAGGAGTTCCATAAGGCTTGTCGTGCTGGTTCTATTCTTGGTACACTACAAGCTGGTTATACAGATTTTAAATACCTTGATGACACATCCAAACAAATCTTTGATCGTGAAGCATTGCTTGGTGTATCGGTTACAGGTTGGATGAATAACCCAGACGTATTGCTTGATGCTGATGTACAGCGTGAAGGTGCCGCTATCGTAAAGAAAGTAAACAAAGATGTTGCTAAACTTATCGGTATTAATCCAGCGGCACGTACCACTTGTGTAAAACCAAGCGGCAACGCATCTGTGCTTCTACAGACTGCTTCTGGTATCCATGCAGAACACTCACCACGTTATATTCGCCACATTCAGTTGAATAAGGAGTCCGAAGTTGCTCAGTTGATTGCACAGTCTAACCCTTACATGGTAGATGAATCAGTTTGGTCAAACAATGGTACAGACTATTGTGTGGCATTCCCTGTGATTACTCCAGCAAACTCACTGTATCGTGAGGATTTGATGGGCACTGATTTGCTTGAGAAAGTAAAGCTGGTACAACAGAACTGGGTAGAAGCTGGTACCAATGAAAAGCAGTGCGCAGACAAACGCATTCGCCACAACGTTTCCAACACCATTACAGTGCTACCGCATATGTGGACAGAGGTAGAAGATTATGTGTTTGATAATCGTCACTCATTCTCTGGTATCTCATTCCTTGCTGGATCCGGTGACAAGGACTTCGCACAAGCACCTAACACTGAAGTCAAGTCAGAAGGTGAAATCATTTCAGAATATGGTGTAGGATCTCTATTTGCCAGTGGTTTAATTGTTGATACATATAAGGCAGGGTTTAGGGATCTATGGGAAGCAACATCTGCAGCACAATATGCTGTTGGTGGTGAGGTTTCCGATATGAGAAAAGAGTGGGTACGTAGGTTCAATAACTTCAGTGAGAACTATTTTATGAACGATATGAAACAGGCAGAGTATTGTTTGAAAGATGTGTTCTTACTACACAAGTGGACCAAAATCCAACAGAACTTGAACCCTATTGATTTTGATAATCAGCTAACGCAGAAGACGTTTACTGATATAGATACAATGGGAGCAATAGCATGTCAAGGTGGAGCATGTGAAATCTCCTTTTAATAACTGAGGAGAGAGCATGACAATTAGAACTATTTATGAAATAAATTGTAGTTTCTGTAACGAAGATAGTTTTATACACAAGTTTAGTGAAGCAGAAGTTGGGGATGTCCCTGACTTCTGTCCTATGTGTGGAGAAGCAACAGCGGCAACGCTAGTGGACGATGAGGATTGGGATGATTGAGTCCCCCAGTGATTTTAGATGGCAATATCTACCTAAGTTTCCTGTAGACATTCTTAGCAATTTAATCGAAGTGTTTTTATCAGAGTTTAGTGAAGACGACATCCGTACAAAACCGAATGAAGTTGACTGTGTTGGTGATGGTTATGCTCGAATGTTTATGAGAGAAATAGAGATAAACTCTTCTCTGATATATGACAAATGTTTATTTCTTATATCAGATCCTCGCTCGGGTATATCTAATATACACACAGATAAATCAAGAAACTATTCCTTAAACTTTCCTATTAGAGTGGATCGAGAAAAAGGTTGTTTCCTATCTGGTTATCACAGACAATATAAGTATTATGATTGGAAAGAATCCGTTACCATGAATGGTATGGAGACCAATCAGTTTGGTTATACAGAAAAAGATTTTGAGAAAGTGCCGCTTGATCAACCTATTATATTAAACACAAAAATACCACATAGTTGGATGAATGAATCTTATGATTATAGGATTGTCGGTTCTCTGTTTTTAAAAGAGAAACAGTTAGACAAGGCTCTTGACGTTGTAAAGGATTGGGTGTAATGTGGTATTATAAAGATAAACTATATGAGCCAACTGAAGATGAACTAAAAGAATGGCAAGGATTTGTTTATGTTATTACCGATAACACCAATAACAAAAAGTATGTCGGAAAGAAGGGATTTTGGTCGAAGGTTACCAGAGCACCGCTTAAAGGTAAAACAAGAAAACGGCGAAGCATCGTTGAATCCAACTGGCAAGACTATTATGGATCCTCGGATCAGGTCAAGCAACAATTACTCGAACACGGAGAAAAAAGCTTTAGTCGTGAAATATTACATCTCTGTAAAGCAAAAGGTGAAATGTCCTACCTCGAGGCTAAAGAACAATTTGATAGACGTGTTCTGTTAGATGATTCATATTATAACGGCATTATAAATTGTAAAATACACAGAACACATGTAAAAAATTTAAAATAGTTGTTTACATATACTTTATTATATGATATAATAATACCGAACAACAAAGAGGTATGTTATGATTATTGTAGACTACAACGCTATTGCTATAGGTAACTTCGTTGTACAGAAACTAGCTCCTGATGAAAACCTTCTTAGGCACATGATTCTTAATTCGCTCCGTATGTATAAACACAAATTTAAGGAATATGGTGAAATGGTTATTGCATCAGATGCTGGTGGTAACTGGCGTAAAGATGTATTTCCTGAATATAAAGCAGCACGTAAAAAGAACCGGGATGATTCAACAATTGATTGGACAGAGGTTTTCCGTATCATACATATGGTACGTGAGGAGATTCAAGAAAATTTTCACTGGCGTGTTATTCACCAATGGGGATGTGAAGCAGACGATGTTATTGCTACACTGTGTCAAGAAACACAAGAGTTTGGTAAGTATGAACCTGTTATGATTGTATCAGGTGATCATGACTTTAAACAACTACAAGTCTATGATAATGTAAAACAGTTTTCGCCTGTGACTAAGAAATTTGTAAAAGCAGAACCTTCTGGTGAGGGTTACCGTATGGAGCATATTCTAAAAGGTTGTTCCGGTGATGGAGTACCTAATGTGCTATCAGATGATGATACATTTATTAATGAATCCAAACGGCAAACACCTTTATCCAAGAAAAAGCGCAATGCTTTACTAGAGGACCCTAAGGCTCTCGGAGAAACAATATATCGGAACTATCTACGTAACGAGAAATTAGTTTCACTTACAGACAAAAAACACGATTTACCCGAATCCACACGTTCTGAGATTATAAATACCTTTGAATCCCAGAGTGGTCGACACGATAAAAAGGGAATGATCTTTCCCTATCTTGTTGCAAAACGATGTAAACTATTGATAAGTAGTGTTGAGGAATTTTTTTAATGAAATACGTATATGAAATATTTGAAGCAGTGAGCAAGGCTAAAACAAGAGCCGCTAAGAAAGATATTTTGCTAGAAAATAAAGATGAATGGGCAATGAAGGATCTTCTCAAAGGAACCTTCGATGACTCACTTGAGTTTCTCTTACCAAAAGGCGAGGTTCCATACACCGCATGCGAAGAACACAACGCACCTTCCAACTGGAAGAGGCAGCACAAGCAGTTGAAGTTCTTTGTCCCAGGTGGTCCAGGCACTAAAATGCCAGCCTATAAAAGAGAAAAGATCTTCTTGGGGATACTGGAATCAGTTCATCCCGAAGATGCAAAGCTAGTGGTCAAGATGATCAATAAGGACAAGACCCTAGCAACAGGACTAACACCCAAACTTGTAAAGGAGGTATTTCCAAATCTTATATGAGTACAACTAGGAAAAAAGGATAATACTTTTAGTTTCGGGGCGTGTCACTTTGTGGCTCGTCCCTTTTTCATTTCTATTAACATTAAGGATACTAATATATGCTATCAATCCAAATAGATCGTCTAAAAAAAGATTCAAAGCAACTCGGTTACTACGCTGAAAGATATAAGAAGCAAGGTAAGACAGACCGAATGTATAAGGTGCTCAAAAAGCAAAAATTCCTAGATGATCAAATATTTGAGATGCAAGAACACAAAACAGCAAGTTAGGGAGTAACAGTAATTTCTTTAATGCGATGGGGCTGATCTAGTACCCATATAATTACATCGTGGACATAATTAAGACTCATCTTTGGAACATCCTTATGTGCAGATCTCTCTGTATCGAAATAGCCAAAGTTGATAATGGTTGTGTTCACGTTTTGCCAGAATAGAGCATCATTGGCATCTCTCAATTGTTTCTTTTCTAGACCATATCGGAAGTTGTCTTTATACCCCTTAGTCCAATCAGATCCAGCAGAACCAATGTTAATGATTCTCTTACCTTGTTCTGCAGCCTGATATAGACGATGTACTTGTAGATACCCATCATGTTTATTGTTAATAAATACTTCACAATCATCTAAAGTAGCAACGCACTCATTAGGGTACCGATTAATCCAATACTTTCCAAGACCTCTTCTTGTACCATTAATAAAGTATTCCATATATCCCTATCCTCAAACCTATACTCTTTATTATACCACACTTTTCTGGTTTTGTAAACCCCTAAAATGTATGTATCATAAATGTTACACTTACGCCTTTTTTAGAAAAAAGTTTTAAAAAGTGTATTTTAGGGGTTTACATACATCTCTGTTTGTGGTATATTCTATATATCAAATGAGGAGAATATCATGTTTAGAATCCCAGCACACAACCTAATGTCCGAAATGACTTTTGAGGAGGCAAAATCAATTATCTCACGTCTTGGCGTAAAAAGCCAGAGTCTGCTTGATGGTCTTGAGTATATGGACAACATGTGGAACGAGCATTGTTTCAATGAAGATGAAGATGATGACTTCTATGACACTTGGATCTATGAGGTTAACGCCTTCAACGTTGTATTCAACAAAATGCAACCCTTGTTTGCAGGTAAATAAAATGATAATCGAAGGTTATCATATCAGTTATAAACAGCAGGCTCTTATTAAAGAGGCTGCTGCTATTGCTTTGGATTCTCTTGTTTCAAAGCGCATGGCAAATTCTCTTGATATTACTATAGAGATAACAAAGGATCTATATAAGAAAACTGGCAATCTTGGAAACTGTGGTCTTGAAGATGACGCAGCATCTCCTAAATTTTTTACCATCGAGTTAAATTACTCTGGTAAAAAATCATTCAATGTTCTTATCAGCACACTATGTCACGAACTTGTTCATGTTGCTCAATATGCTCAACGTCGGATGAGGTGCCTTTCTGGTTCTTATGCTGTAGCATGGGGAAAGGAACACTACAACACTCAAGAAATCGAATATGATGATCGCCCTTGGGAAATCGAGGCACATGCCTTAGAAAAGGAAATATATGGCAAACTCAAAAAGAACTTCAAAATCAAAAAATACATTGAAGAAAACTCCTGCTCAAAATTCGAAAAAAGCGTTGGGTTTTGATCTTGATTTAAAAAAGATTGATGAGGTTATTATAGGAGATCCTAAAAACCCAGGCGTCTGGTTACGTTTAATGGAATCACCTTCTGGCAAAAGATATATACAATCATATAGCGATTTAACCAAAAATTGGGTTATAACTAGTAGA